CCACAAGATTTTATTGGTAAAGTGGCCAAAGGTGAAATGGTACTTACACCTGAACAGGCTAAGAAGTTTATGGAAGGTGCAAAGACAGAAGGTATTGCGGATGCTGTGAAAAATCTTGGTGGCATGATGCCTGGTGGCGCCAAAGGTGGCGAAGGCGGCGGATTTAGCCTAAGCAGTCTATCTAAAGAAATATCCACTTCTATCAGTAGCGTAACAAGTGGTTCTACCACAACTAGAACTGTACAAAATGACGACAGCAAAGCCGCATCAAAAGAATTGGCCAATGTCAAAGAACAGTATGCCGCTGAAAGACAAGCACTACTAGAAAAAACCAAAGCACAATTAGGACCAGATGCTGGTCCAAGACAGTTACGTACCACAATGCGTGACAGTGACGAAGGCAAAGCCATTGAAGAAAAATACAAAGCACTAAAAGCACCTTTGTACAAACAGATTGAAGAAGGCATTAGATGGGAAATAGAAAAGAAGTCAGAACAAGTAGAAGAAACCAAAACATTTGTAAAAGAACAAGCTGAGATTTTAAAAGTATCCAACAGTGACCTGCTGACAATTGCCGCAATGGGTAGTACTGAAAAAATTGATATAGAAAAAGAAAGTTTACAAAAAGAAGCTGAATTGCGATTAATTGGTATACAACAAGGTGCAGAAGCAGAAGAAAACGCTAGAAAAGAATCGGCAAACCTATTAACAAGTGCCGCAACGCCTATGACTGCCGGTATGCCTGACATGCTTAAATCTATGACTGCCGGTATGCCTGACATGCTTAAATCTATGACTGCCGGTATGCCTGACATGCTTAAATCTATGACTTCCGGTATGCCTGACATGCTTAAATCATTAACGGGTCTTGCAACGGGTATTGATGCCAAACCCGTTGCGCAAGTAAAACCGCCAATTACAACAGGCATTGATGCTAAAGCCACTGCACCAGTAGCACCAAAATTTGACAAGTCAAAATTCACAATGCCTACTATGGATCAATTGACAATTGGTCCAGATGGAATGCCAAAAATTTCGGCAAAACCCCAAGCACAGACTATTCCAGCGGCAGTTAAACCTGCTGAAAAACAAGCAAGTTCCGATAAAAAGATCAATGAAGAAACTGGAGAAGAGTATTCTCCAACAGCTGAAACCAAAAAGACAGACAAGAAAACGGCCGCAACTGAAACTAAAACTGCTACTCTAGACGACGTGGCAAAATTGTTGACTAGCTTAAATACTACTATGAAACAAATTGCCTCCGCGGCTAGCGAAACAAACAACAAACTTGGACAACAAGTCAAAGCAACCAAAGCCATGAGCGGTAACTTACACGGAGCCCCATAATGTCTTGGCGCAAATACTTCACACCCGTAGCAGTTAATACTGCATCAAGCAATGTAAGCCCATTGACCAATTCTTCAAGGGCAGGTCCAGCACGGACCAATTACAGCAGTTATTTGCCTGATGTTTACACTGGTAGCCCAAATCGTGTTGAACGCTACATGCAATACGACACAATGGACATGGATCCAGAAATTAATGCTGCCTTAGACATATTAGCAGAATTTTGCACACAAAAGAACAAAGAAAATCAAACTAGTTTTAGTCTAGCATTTAGAAGCAAAGCCACTAGCACAGAGATTCGTGTGCTAAGAGAATACCTACAGCAGTGGGCCAAACTACAAATATTTGAAACACGCTTTTTTAGAGTTGTGAGAAACACATTCAAGTATGGTGATGTTTTCTTTATTAGAGATCCAGAAACTCAAAAATGGTTTTATGTTGATCCATCTAAAGTTGTAAAAATTATTGTTAACGAAAGTGAAGGCAAAAAGCCCGAGCAGTATGTTATTAGAGACCTAGCACCAAATTTCCATAATTTGGTAATGACACAGATTCAACCAAACAGTCAGCAAACCAACAACAGAGGCAGTAACTATACTGCTGGNGGNGGNGCAAGAGGCATGACTGGNGCNTTCCCACAACAAACTGGTGATAGATTTAGTGTTGGTGAAAACGAACTGGCNGTGGACGCGGCACATGTTATACATCTAAGNCTAAGNGAAGGNCTTGACAACAACTATCCATTTGGTAATAGTTTGTTGGAGCAAGTGTTTAAAGTTTACAAACAAAAAGAANTATTAGAAGATGCTATTCTAATCTATCGTATACAACGTGCTCCNGAACGTAGAATATTTTACATTGACGTGGGTAATATGCCAAGTCATTTGGCCATGAGTTTTGTTGAACGTGTTAAAAATGAAATACATCAAAGACGTATTCCAAGTCAAACAGGCGGTGGAGCAAACGTAATTGATTCAGCTTATAATCCCCTAAGTATCAACGAAGATTACTTCTTCCCACAAACAGAAGGTGGTCGTGGATCAAAAGTTGAAACGCTGCCAGGTGGTACAAACTTGGGCGAAATTGACGATTTAAAATACTTTACAAACAAGTTNTTNCGTGCGCTACGCATACCTAGTAGCTACTTGCCAACTGGTGCAGACGACAGTCAAGCACAATACAATGACGGTCGTGTGGGTACAGCATACATTCAAGAATTGCGTTTTAACAATTATTGTATGCGTTTGCAAAGCCTATTACAAGGCACATTTGACGAAGAATTCAAAAGATACTTGCANGAACGCGGTGTAAACATTGATTCTACACTGTTTGAAATCAAGTTTCAACCGCCACAAAACTTTGCCGCATACCGTCAAGCAGAGGTTGATGGACAAAGAATAAACACATTTAACACACTTCAAGCTATACCTTACATAAGCAAACGCTTTGCTATGAAACGTTTTCTTGGCATTACAGACGAAGAATTGGCGGAAAACGAACGCTTGTGGCGCGAAGAAAAAGGCACAGCAACTATCACAGGCACTGATGCAAGTGGTGAATTACGTAGTGTTGGTATTAGTGCCGCTGGNATTGANAGCGATTTAGANCTGGGNGACACAACAGCACCTGAAGATATTGCNCCACCTGAAGGTGCNGNTCCTCCAGGAACTGATACAGGCGCGGGCATTACTCCCTCGGCNNGCGCCGCTCCCGCTTGATAAATAAACTTATGATACTGAGAGAATTATTTTATTTGGATCCTGAAACNCANNGAGTCAGNAATGACTTTCGTTTTAATTCAGCACGGGACATAGAAGAATTACAGCGTAGTGACACACGTAAAACTAGATTGACATTGGGTCAAGTTAACGAATTACGCAAAGCATCTGAAGCACATATCTTAGAACAAGAAGAAGAATTGGAGTTTGTACACGAAATGTACGGAGCAACTCCAGCAGCCGCACCAGTATAACTCCTTAAAAGATAATTACTTTTAGGAGAACATATGCGCAGTTTTGTGTTTGGCAATGGCAAAAGCCGCCTCAATATAACATTCGATCAAGTAAAACCATACGGTAAAATCTACGCCTGTAATGCAGTTTATAGGGAGTATGCACCTGACTACTTGATAGCAGTAGACCAAAAATGATAGTGGAAATACAAGCTTCTAACTATCAAATGGAACATGAAGTATGGACAAACCCCAATAGTAGATATAAAGATTTCACTGGATTTAAGTTTTTTAATCCCAGTTTGGGATGGAGTTCTGGACCCACAGCACTGACTCTTGCCACACAACATCAAGCTGATGAGATTTATATATTTGGATTTGATTATGAAAGTACTACTGGACTTTTAAACAATGTGTATGCAAACACACCCAACTACAAACGATCTGAAGAACCAGCAACATTTTATGGTAACTGGACTAGACAAACAGAGACAGTGATAAAAGAAAATAAAAAAACTAAATACTTTCGAATAGTGGAAAATAACTTTTATGATCCACAATGGCATTATCCAAACTTTAGACACTTGACGTATGACAACTTACGTGAAGTCATGCTGTCTTGGAGTAAAAATGCCTAAAATCATGCCATTATAACACGTATTTCGTCATAATATGTAAATATTACTGACAGCTCACAATCTATAGGAGATTTAAAAATGACTGACCGTTCAAAATTTGAGCAGATGCTCGAACATCTTATTAATGAAGATGAACAAAAAGCTAAAGAATTATTTCATGACATCGTGGTTGCAAAGTCACGTGAAATTTATGAAACTCTAATTTCTGAAGACTTTGATGAAAGCATGGTGCCTGATGAAATGCCAGCTGAAGAACCAGAAATGGAAGCTAGCGATGACGAATTTTCCGGCGATGACGCAACTGATGACATGATGGGCGACATCGAAGGTGGAGATGAAGAAGGTGACGACATGGGTGGTGACGATGTAACACTAAGTGGTGGTGACGTTGATGAATTACAAGACCGTGTTGTGGACCTAGAAGATGCATTGGATGCATTACGTGATGAATTTGAAAGCCTAATGGGCGGCGAAGAAGGTGG